GATTGAAGATTGAAGATTGAAGATTGAAGATTGAAGATTGAAGATTGAAGATTGAAGATTGAAGATTGAAGATTGAAGAAATGTGTTAAAGTGTATTACCAACTGATACGCTTTAAAGGAAGGTACTTTCCTTGCGCTCTGAGAGGTTCAAGAATATGAAAATAGCGGAGAATAGATCAGAGCGCAAGGAAAGTACCAAGGAAAGCCAAGGAGAGTATCTTCTGATTATTATGATCTCCTCGGCTCATGTGGGAATATTGACTCTGAACATTTTGATTTGTACCATTGTGTTAGTTCTGAACACTTTTGGAGGTCTATGCTTCGATTTGCATCATTGTGAAAGGATTATGGACTATTTCGAAAGGTTATCACAAACTATTGAAAGACAATGGCTGATGATGGTTGAATTAAAGGAAGGTACTTTCCTTGATCTCGAAGACATTCAAGAATATGAAAATAGCGGAGACCATATCAGAGCGCAAGGAAAGTACCAAGGAAAGCCAAGGAGAGGTATTTGAGAAGGTTATGATCTCCTTGCCACATTTATGAATATTGGTTCAGTATTAGTTGGAAGATATTGATTGATGTTCGGGGGATTTAGTGGAGGTCTTTTTTAAAGTTTTACATGCGTTTTTTAAAGTTTTACATGCGTGCGCTTTTTTTGGAGTTTTATGCGCGTTTTTTTAGAAGTTTCGTAACACGCACCTGGTACTATTGGTTTAAACTGGAAATTTAAAAACATGCGCACAACATGTTCCTGCGCACAATGTATGGTTTGGGGCAGCCTGGCTTGGCACTATCGTGCCAAGGCTGACCCCAAACCAGTTGTTAATACTCCGTATTAACTTTAAAAATTAATTAAAAATAACGCATGCGTATACGGGTATACACGGGAATACGCGAGTTTTTTTTAAAGTTTCGTGTGTGCGCACGGTTTGTCGACTTTCGAAGATTAGTCTGATTATTAATCCAAGAATCCTCCAATTTTCAACTTTCCATTCAAAATTAGTCATAGTCTTTCAATGATCCTTTAATCTTTGGATGATTATCTTTCAATTTCAATCTGTCTTTGAATAATAAGTCATTGTCTTTGAAGAATCATAGTCTTTCTGGGAATCATAAATATTGTGGAATCAATAGCTTTCTTCTTGGATTTCCAGTTTTTTGGATTCAGAAAGAGACTGATTTTGATTTCCAACTTTCTCTTTCCATAATAGAACCATTTAGTGATTGTCTTTTGTCTTCAAAACGATTATTATTAAAGGGGCGGAAATCTATGATTCAGACAAAAGTTATCAATCTATTAATCCATCTTTCAATCCATCTTTCAATCTTTGTATAGAAAGTTTCTACTTTTTGCATTGATATTGGTTCTTTGTATTCCGAAGATCAGTCATTAAGCTTCATAGTCTTTCCATAATCCTTGGAAATAACCATTGTCTTTGACAATCCTTCAAAGTCTTCTGATGATCTTTAATGATAATCAGAGATCAGCCATTGTCTTCCGACAGAAACCCATGATTCCAAAGAATATGTCTCCTGATTACAGGAAGGTACTTTCCTTGCATTCTGATACACTTTCCGCTATTTTCATATTCTTGAATAGCTTCGAGGACAAGGAAAGTACCTCTCTTTAAAGCATATCAGTTTGATAATACGTCAAGGATAATGGTTGATTGTCTGTCCATTTCCACTGATCTTCTTGATAAAAACAACCATTTCTCATCCATTATAAGACGTATGAAGTAGATTTGTTGATGTCATAAGAATAGAAAAGACAATGAAGTCATTAGAACAGTTTCGCAATATGGTCTTGAACCACGATATCTTCATATTGATCGAAGGTAGACAAGCAAAGATTGTAAATGCCGATCTTGATTTATACTCTCGACGTGGTGATCTTGTGGTTTCTTACCAAGATATGATAATCAACGACGAAGGTATAAAGACAGAGGATTATGAAGAAACTGTTCCGTTTATTCGGGATGGTCTCTTTTGTGAAGACTACTACATTGTGGAATCCGATCCAGTGTTCTATAAGCAGTTTTCTATAAAGACAAGGAACAAGATGAAGATTCTTGATATGCGAGACATTGAAGTCGTTCATGATCTCTCTTCAAAATCTCCAGAGGAAATAATGAACGTTTACAAAATGATCCGTGAAGAGATTTTTCTTTACACATTCTTCAATCCTTCTATCTTCCATAAAAATCCTTATCCGTCTTTGGAATATAAGATACCAAACGAGAAGGTCATAGAAAAGTCTGAAGAATCTGTGAGAAATCTGGATGGTCTGATCGATTCTGCAAGATCAATTCACTGGTTCTTAAACTTCTAACAAAGGTTATGAAGAAGATAGCTTTCGTTGGTAAATCTGCAGTTGGTAAGAATCACTTCTTAGATGTCTTTACCACTCTTGGATACAAACCAGCAATTGGTCATACTACAAGATCACCAAGAACTGGGGAGGAGGAAGGTAAAGATTACCACTTTGTCTCCAAGGAAGAGTTTGCAGAGATGATCTTGAGAGACGAATTCATCCAGTTCATGCAGTTCCAAGGTGAATATTACGGAACTACGAAAGAAGAGTTCGAAAAATGCGACTTCTTCATCACTTCACCAACTGGCCTTGAGAATGTCCCCGAGAATCTACGTTGGAAAATAAAGATTGCGGAACTCATCTGTGACAAAACGGTCACAATCCTCAGAAGACAGATTCGTGATGCATCTCAAGATATCACTTCCAGAGATGAGAATGACGACAAGCTCTTCGAAAACTTTGATCAGAAGATGAAAGATCTCGGTTATGATCACGTGAAGATCGACACTGCAACAACAATAGAAAAGTTCTACGCTCACAGCTTTGATGTATGCTAATTCTTGATACGAACAAAGACTACTACGACTACATCCAAGGCGTTTATGGCGTAGACAGGAAGATCGTGTTCGATAGACACGCTTTCAATCTTCAGCACGAAGATGTTCGTTTTTCTTGCCATGACAATCTTGCTTATTTTCTTGTAGAAGTTGCAACGACGTGGTATCTGCTCAGAGTTGATGTTGATCACGAGAGAGATTCTCTGAGAGGGGAACATCCTTTCCAAAGATTAAGCTTCTATCACAAGGATATCCGTTCTCTCACTCTTGTTTGTACAAAAGAGATCGATGAAAAGGAGAAACTCTCAGACAGTGTTTCGTTCTTACTGAACATTGACAACGCCCATACAGTTTTTTCTATGTTCATGTCTTATATGATCACTCACGGTAGAAAATATGGATTCGGAAATGAACGTATAGACTACGACGACATGTTCAGATCTCTGTTCGAAATGTCAGCGTCTGAGATAGTCCCGAAGGTGGCCAGATTTGGATTCGAAAGCTACTTCCACTGTAAAAATCCACTTTTGAAGTGCATCAACTTCGGTGAGATTGTTCCTCCAGAGGAGATGTTTATCAAGATCCAAAATTTCCTATCCTCACAAATCAAAGACGGTGTCGAAGTGAAGATGATAGATGAACAGAAGATCGCCAGTCATGGATTCGACAAGAAGACATCTTACAGAAAAGTAAAATAAGAAGATTCTATTCATACTTTCATAGACAGCGAGAGGGCTGTGGTCAATTTCGAGACCACAGCCCTCTCCAATTTTTATCAATCCAAGTTTTAGTCTTCTTGGTACTTCATCTTTATCGTTATATCAAATGAGAAAATGTCATCGATGAACTTTTGTATGAGGTCAAAGCCGATAACTTTCTCATAGACCACGTTCTTGACACCATCTTCACCATTCACACGCCCTTCACCTTGAGAACCATCACCATAATAGTCCGTCATTCTACATTCGAAGATGATCGGTATTCTGATTTCTGAATTGTTAATGATTATCCCTTTGTTGTAGATGTTCGTGTTGGTGCTTATCGCTTTCGGATTCTGTGGTGAAAGGTAAACATAAGCACCACAGGTGTCTTTCCCGACGAGGTATCTGTCATCGTGGTGGAAACCAATCTTTGATGATTCACCGATTATCGATTTCACAGAGTTCGATTTGAAAGATGCACTCTGAACACTCTTCGAGATGATGTCCTTAATCGTTGCCTTGTGTTCGCTGTCGACACCGCTTATGTTCTTGAAAAGTGGGTGATCTTTGTGGAAGCAGAAATCTGTGAGATAGCCGTTTCCATCAACCAGCTTCCCATCCACGATCTTTGCGATGAATTGAGTCTCTGGTTTCCCTGTAGTTGCGTAATCTCCAAAGTTCAGTTCTTTTCTATCTTCATTTAGCTTCTTTTCTGGGACATTCATCCCAGTCGTCGATTTCTTCCATTTTTCAACGATGCTCTCTTGAAGTGCAAGGTCACGTGATCTCTGATAAACGAACTGTCCCTTCATCTGTGGAGATCCGAATGGGAGTCGGTGTTCACCTTCTCCATCAGTTTTAAAGCCGATACAAGGGAAATCATAACGACGATAGCCGTAGGTCTTCTCATCGTGAACGTATCCACTCATATCCTCCGTGACTGGTGTGTTAAAGCCTGGGATATAAGACAAGAGTTCGGCATCTATCGACTTTGGATTTCTTATGCTCAAGTAATACGTCTTCTGGATAATCGAACCCTTTGAGTTTGATTCTGTTTCGTTCTTGTAATAGCCAGCGAAGATCTTCACATGGTCATTGTTCTCAATGTTCATGATCTTCTCCTCATTGCTATCAAGAATGGATATTTGTAGAGGAGAGTTCTTGATCCCATATCTTGATTCGATAGAATCGATTGTTCTCTTCATCTCATCAAGAACCTGCATCACAGATTTCTGTTTGTTTTCACCATCAGTGAAGTAGTCCGTCGATATGTTACGTGAAGAATGGTGGAACATCTTCTCACCCGATGTGTGAGAATCTGAAAGATGATCATAAACACCGATTGATGTGAGTTCCTTCTCTATCATAGTGAGCATGTTGTCATCACCAATCCCTTCGAAGATCTTCGAAGAGGTGTCAACGAGATGCTGTGGGAATTCAACAATGACAGGTGATGACCATTCCGACATGTTGATAACTGTCGGATATCCAGCTTCAGAGATCGAACGTACTCTTATTTCGACATATTCGTTCTTTGATATCGGAATGTCTACTTGGTTTGGATTAATACTATCGGCATCGAGTTCATTTTCAGATTTCCATTCATAAGAACCAGTTGCAAGATTGTAGATTTTCTCTCTCTGATTCATTGGAAGCGTGTTCCAATTCGAATAGTATGCTTTGAGTTTCTCACCACTGGGGAGAATATAATCGATTGTCTCTACGTTCGATTCAGTGTTATCAGTTCGGAGATATCGGTACTGACATTCAAACTTGATAATGTCGTAGGATATTCCGTCATAAACCGTAGGATCTGGTATAGCAAAGAACCCTCTGATTCTGTACTTAGGTTTGAATTCTTCAGAATCTCGAGTATACGTCAATATGTCGTTGACGAGAGAATAGAACGTGCTTACGAGGTTCTTTCTTTGCTTGTAATTCTCATCTATTGATTTCTGAAGTTTTTCACGTAGGTTTTTATCGACAGTCGAACCCATCTCATCTTTGAGTTTCACTATCGATTTGTCGATGATCTCGATTTGGCTTTTTACATTTTCCTTCTCGGCATACTTCTCTCTTACCTTCGTCTCGAACTGGTTTATTCTGTGTGAATTAATCAGCTTCACTTGCAAGTTCTTGGCTTCAAGTGTAGGGGCGTTTGGCTTCACATAAACATCCTTCTTCGTCGAAGAACCTCGGAGATTGTTGATTTTCTCTTCGACTTGAACGTCGGGTTTCACATAGACATTGCAAGATCCCCACTCGTCCGAAGCTATCCACTTCTGATTTATGGGCTTTATGAAGAGAATGAATGGTTCTGATGAATGAAGCTCTACTGGGACAATTGTTCCATATTCGTCTTCAATATCGATCTTGATTATGTCACCAATGGAAACTTGTTCAAGACCATAAACCGTGTTAAATCGGACATAACCAGTAGACTTGTCAATTTCTGAAACTGACCAAAGAGTGTTCTTACCAACAGTAAACTTTGATCCAACGGAAACTGATCTCGTGATTGTTACGTCACCGTCGATCGATTCAGTGTATGCAAGGTTCTGCCCAGATCCGTTGTCAAGAAGATAACCATCTTGGGAAATGTCGGCTATCTTAAAATCTCTGGTGATATTTCGTGATCTTGGCTTTACACAAACGATCGATTCTTGTTCTTTGTATTTCTTCGCCGTAGAATGAAGAAACTTTATAATGTTCTCGTACTTCGTACCTGCGGAAAAATCATAACCATCGACGAAGAGTTTCTTTATCTGTACATGAGTGAAATCGTACTTATACTCTTCGACCTGCTTCGAAATGTCAATGTCGATAAACGTCGATTTTTCACTTTTGAGGTTTTCACGTGTGTATAAAGACTTCGAGATAATGTCATCCGTGATTGTTATCTCGTTTGGTGTGAATCTCTTGATGTTTATAAGTTGTCTTCGAACGCCATCTTGTGTGACAACGTACGCTTGCATCTCATCATCTGCCACAATGTTCCTTATGTTCTTGTCGATTCTTTCAAGTCTGCGGATGATGTGGGACAGAGAAGGAACGTCGAACGATTCTTTGCCGTTCTCAAGGATGTATTCTATTCTAACAGTATCAGATTCATCGATCATCATCTTCTGGAGGGCGTTGATTATCTCCAAAGACGTGATGTCATGTCTCGCTACATTCTCTAAAAACTTGTCTATACTGTTTGGCATAATGTCGAAGTCTTTTTTTTTTAATTTGTGTTATTTACCTTCCCGAAAAAGTATATAAACTAATCAAAATCCACTTTTATGATACATTATAACAGTAAGTTAGTACGATTTCTCCTACCCAAGGGTTATAGTGCTATGATGTTGTTTGGTCATGTGTTTATCATATCAACGAAGAATGATACCGATAGCGTCATCGTGAACCACGAACTAATACACGTAGAACAATGGAAAGAACTGATGTTTGCAGTATTCACAATTCTCAATGTTCCTTTTATAGGTAGCATAAACATCAAGTACACAATCCTCACAATGCTTCTCGCATTCTGTGCGTTTTATGTGTGGTATTTCTTGGAATATCTCATCAGACTTGCGATAAAGAAGAACCATGACGAAGCTTATATGAGCATATCCTTTGAAAAGGAAGCTTATCTGAATGAGGGGAAACCGAGATACTTAGAAAACCGAGATTATTTCTCATTCATCAAGTACCTCTAAAAGAGAGAATCGTAAAAAAGAAGAAAAGGTGGTTATCGGAGATGATCTCTCTGGTAGCCACCAATCGTTTATAAACATACTCTTCTGATTAAAGAGAGGTACTTTCCTTGCGCTCGAAGATGTTCCCTCGTGTTTTCATAATCCCAGAGGCAAGAGAGCGCAAGGAAAGTACCAAGGAAAGCTTAAATCAAAGAGAGGTACTTTCCTTGCACTCTGAAATCTCCAAAGGTGTTTTCATAGTCTCGATAGAAGAGAACGCAAGGGAAATACACTCGAGAGCCTTGTATGGGTGATGTTCGGCATCCTTCCACACAAGGCTCTCTCTTTATATTGATGTTAAAAAATAGCGGGTTTTTACATTCCGAGTTTCGTCTTCGTTCGATCTATCACAGCGTTGAATCTCTTCACGTCTTGAGATGCAACATTTACAAGATAAGGAAGAGTGTCAGATTTGTTTTCATAATCTCCATCATCGACCACGTTCTTGATATACTTCTTGTAGTCCGATGTTGATCGATAACCGTCGATCTTGTAAGCAATATTCACCAGTGAGTTGTAGAATGAATCGACAAGCTTTCTATCATCCTTGATAATGCCTATTATGGAGAAAGCATCACTAATGTTGGCGACATCTTCCGCTTCATTCACTTTCAAGATTTTCTTGAGGACATCTCTTGATCCGTTTGTGATATCGTATCTCTTGCGTTCTCCACCACTTTCGACAATAAGGGTCTTTGTTTTATGAGATCGGAAACCAGTGACCACAGGTTTGATCTTCATTCCTTCGTGTTCAAACACCTTCCCTTCATTGACCTGTATCTCATTGCGATCATCATCAAGGAAGACATTGTCGATTTCTCCTATGTTGTCTTCGATTTCGTTGATGATGTTATCTACGATTTCCTTGGACTTATCGTCATCGCTCTTCTTCTGAATATATTCACGCTTTCCAAGCAGAATGTAGTAGATTTCCATGATTCTCTCGTTCTCACGGATATCTTCTGGGAGACTTTCGATTTTTTCGATCTGTTCATTCAGAACACTGATTTCCTTCTGAAGATCCGCATCGACATCTTCAACAATGTCTTCCACGTCATCTTCACCATCTTCGTCCTTACTTCTTGGTCTACCTGCTGGTTTATCACCTTCACCACTTGCTCTGTCTTCAAGTGCTTCCATGACAGAAACTGGCGATTGCAAGAGTGGTGTTACATCAACACCATAGTACTCAAAGATCGTGTCGATAACGTCTTGTGTTACTCTGAAAGTGTTCTCTGTTCCTGCGACATAGTCAATAACAATTGCGTAGTCACCATAATCAGAGTTCATAATGCAAATCCACGTGTCACTTTCATCGGTGGCAGTCATTATAACATAACCAATGTAGTCTCTGAATGACAAATCTTCATAGACCTTCGTATCAACAGTCGGTGGGATTGAATCGACAGAGTAAATCGGCTCTACCAAAGTCACTCTGTCGAGAGTGTTTAGGACATCAGTAGCGATTTCGTCTCCATAGTACTCTTTCAGAAGTCTCAAAAGTCTCAAGGACGTACCATCACCATAAAGCACGTCATTTCTGAAATCTTCTGTAAGGATTCCGTTCTCATCGATTATTATCAGATCCCCGACGGAAGGCACGTTATATGATCTGAACATTTCAAGGACATGTAGGAAGTCGTACTCTGTTTCAAGATTATCAAGGATTTCGATCACTCTATCACAGAGTTCTCTCGCCTTATCGACATTTTCATCGTCTTCGGATTCCAGTTTCTTGTCGACAATGTCTACAACGTGTTCGAGGTCTTCATAGTTGTATGCAATCTGTTCAATGGTGTCACCACTTTCGAAGAGGAAATATTCATCATCTTCAAAGATTCTCACTGGTTTAGATTTGTGTTCGAGGATTCGCTTTCCTTGTTTGTATGATTTGTTCCAATTGTTCATATCGAGAGAAACGTTTGCTTATTTAGATTTCTTCACCTGCCCAGAAATCTTCGGTCTGTTCGTGTGTCTTTATTTCTACGGACGATGGGACAATGTTTATTGGATATTTCCGAGTTCCATTTCCACCGATAACCACTTTTGTGTTGATGAAAGTTACCTTTGCTTGGTTTTTCTTCATCATTATCGTGGTCTCATCAATGATAGGTCTGACAGTATCCAGCTTCAATGAAAGTTTCATCATTGGAAGTTTGTCATTAGCGTTGGACTTGAAAGTCAGATTCTTTTCCATCTGTGCGTTCTCGGGGAAAGTCACTGTGCATGGTAGACCTTGGAAACCTTTGTATCTGAAATAGAACATGTTCGCTTTCCAGAGTTTTTCGATGAAAACGTCATAGATCTTCATTCGTTCTATTTCGGACGATGCTTTGATTTCAATGCTGACGTTGAACTGTTCGGGGACAAAGTTTGTACGTGCCGAGAAAGTCTCTGTTGAAATCCCCATCTCATTTTCGACATCCATCACGAACTCTGCACGTTCATATCCTCCCGACATCTGGTTGGGTTGAAGTCCAGCACTTTCGAAAGTGAAAACACCATAGGGAACTTTACGATACTGTCCTTCTATGATCTTCTTGTAGTCATCTTCTGTCAAGTCGTCTTGTAACCATTCATATTGATGAGGATCAAGGAACATGTCGGAAAGATACTGCTGATCGACAGAACCATAGAAGATCTTGACGGTCTTCAAGATTTCTTCACCATCTTTTACCTCAACGATCTTTATCACATCGTACAAGAACTTTGATAAGGCAACGATGATGTTTCGCATGAAAACATCATCGTTGTTCTTCTTTACTATAAAGTCCATTTACTTTAGCCTTCTTGTTTTTCTCTGTTTTTCTCTGCTTCCTTGATTCTTTCGTTCTCTTCCCATTCTTCCTCTGTGAAGACCTTGAACTTCGTCACGTAGAGGAACTTCTGTGAGAACAGCATTCCACCATCTTCGCCTTTTATGTTTTCATAGTTCTTGACGAGTTCATATCTTGCACGCATTATCTCTGCCTGTCGAGATTCTTCAAAGAGGAAGTTCGTGTTGAAAGTGAAACCGATGCTCGACTTCAAAGATTGGAAAGCTACGAGATCCTTACAATCAAGAAGAGACTGGATGTAAATCGGCTTCTTGAGGACTTCTGCGAACGATGCTCTTATTCTGTTGATGAAGTTTGCATAGGACATGTCCTCATAAGTGACACTATCCGCCTTGAAGATTATCGCTCTCGAGTTCGATTGATCTCTGTCGTATCTGTTAAGAGGAATGCGAGAGTCTTTTCGAAGTGCTCGATTGAAGTAGTCCACAACCTTCATCGATGAAAGATCTGGTCCACTGCTCTGCAACACGTCGACTTGAGGAGATTGA